GGTGGTGGTACTGGCGTAAACAATGGTTCAAACACCATTACTTTGGGTGGTTCATTTACCACTTCAGGCGCATTTACTACTACGCTGACAGTAACAGCGAGCACCAACGTCACATTGCCTACAACAGGTACTTTGGCTACATTGGCGGGTACTGAAACCTTTACCAACAAAACTCTAACCAATCCCACAATCACAGCATATTTAGAAACTGCTCCAGCTCTTACTAACTCAAGCACAGCGGTTACTTTGTCGTTATCTTCAGGAACTGTTCTTAGCTACACATTGACTGGTAACTGTACGTTTACCATGCCAACTGCGACAAGTGGTACATCGTTTATTATTAAACTAATCCAAGATGGTACAGGATCAAGGACTGCTACATTTACAGGCGTTAAGTGGCCTGGTGGAACAGCACCAACAATTACAACTACGGCTACAACAGGATTGGATATTTTAAGTTTTGTCTGTATCAATAGCGTTTGGTACGGCACTTACGCACAGGCGTTCGCATAATGTTTGGCGCACCTAATTTCTTTTTTAGTGGGGCTAAAAAATCCTACTATCGAGTTATTCAAATATTTAATTCAACATCTAGTTGGACTGCTCCTACTGGGGTCACTAGCATTGATTATTTGGTGGTTGGTGGTGGCGCTGGAGGTGGTTTTGATGGTTTAGGTAATGGTGGCGGAGGCGGTGCTGGAGGATATTTAGCTGGTTCAGGTTTATCAGTTACACCAGGTACAACATATACCATTACTGTAGGAGCTGGTGGTGCTGGAATTACTTCCGGCAGCAGTCTTGTAGGTAATAATGGAACAAATTCATTATTTGGCACTTTAGTAAATGGATCAACTGGCGCAGTTGGCGGTGGAGGTGGTGGTGCTTACAACAGCCTCAACGGTGTTTCTGGCGGTTCTGGCGGTGGCGGCGGACAAACTTTTTCAAGTGGTGGTTCTGGTACATCAGGTCAAGGAAATGCTGGAGGTAACAACAATGGTATTGCCGGTTCTGGTGGGGGTGGCGCTGGTGCTGTTGGTGGTTCATCTTCAACCGCTCTAGGTGGTAATGGAGGCGTTGGTTTAGCATCAAGCCTAAGTGGCTCAAGCGTTTATTATGCCGGTGGTGGCGGAGGTTCAAACCACAATTCTGCTGGAAGTCAAGGTGGTATTGGCGGAACTGGTGGTGGAGGTAATGGTCACTATGGAGCATCTGGCGCAACCGCTGGAACTGCAAACACTGGTGGTGGTGGCGGTGGTGGTGGCGAGGGTAAGGCATCTGGTGGTGGCGGTTCTGGTATTGTCATTATTTCTTATTTAGTTCCAACCACAACAAGAACAACGATTTTCAATACTTCAGGTTCATGGACTGCACCTGTTGGCGTTACTTCTGTTAACTACTTGGTAGTTGCTGGTGGTGCTGGAGGTGGAGCTGGAGGAGGTGGTGGCGGAGCTGGTGCTTTTTTAACGGGCACAGGATTGTCTGTTACTGCTGGAACTTCTTATGCTGTCACAGTAGGTGCTGGAGGAACGGCTGTTGTTACAAATGGAACTGTAAAAGGTGGTGCTGGCGGTAATTCAATATTTAACGGCATAACTGCTACAGGTGGAGGTGGTGGCGGAACAAGCACAAATACCAATAGCACTTGTACAGGAGATAATGGCGGTTCTGGCGGTGGTGGTGGTTATAGATCAGGCTTTACTGCTGGTGGTTCTGGCACGACTGGTGGAAACAATGGCGGCACAGGTAACACTGGTGGTGCTGGCGGTGGTGGGGGCGGTGCAAATGCTGTTGGTGGTAATGCTGCAAGTGCTGGTAGCCCTGGATCGGGTGGAGCTGGTTTATCATCTTCATATAGCGGATCGACTGTTTATTATGCTGGTGGCGGTGGCGGTGGTGGTTACTCAGGTGGCCCATATAACAACGGCGGGACAGGTGGTGGCGGTTCAGGTGGTCAAGGTGACCCATCTAATGGTTTAAGTGCGGGAACAGCAAACACTGGTGGTGGTGGTGGTGGCGGTGGAAACTCATCTGGCTCTGCATTTAGTGCTGCTGGTGGTTCAGGGATTGTGATATTGTCATGGTAAAAATCTATCAACTTTACGGCATAGAGACTGCGTTTCAATTGCTTAGACCAGGTGCTAAGTGGCAGATCAGCAACCGCAACATCACCCAATGGGAAGACCCAAGACCATGCCCGACATGGGAAGAATTGGATGCAACAATGGAAAAGATAAGGGCTTTTGAAGACTCTATCAACACCATTTGGACAGACGAACAGATCAAAGAATTAGGGGGAAAATAATGGAAATAACCCAAAATTATTTAAAAGAACACTTTGATTACAAAGATGGACATTTAATTGTTAAAAAAACTGGAAATATAAAAACAGAAACTCCAATAAATAAAGCGCACAGATATCATAGAGCTGTAATTAAAAATAAAGTTTATGTAATTCATCGTTTAATTTTTTTGTTTCATTATGGTTATTTACCAAAAATAATTGACCATATTGACAATGACAGAACAAACAACAAAATTGAAAATTTGCGTGAAGCTACGCAACAACAAAATTGCATAAATAGAAAATTACATAAAACCAATAAATCTGGTTGTAAAAATGTTTTTTGGCATAGTTCAATGAAAAAATGGTCTGTTTCTTTTTCAGTAAATGCAAAACGTAAAAACTTTGGTTTTTTTGATGATTTGGAATTGGCTGATTTAGTTGCTATTGAAGCTAGAAATTTATATCACGGGCCTTACGCCTGTCATTTTTAAGGAGAATATATCATCGCTCATTTTGCACAAATTGATTCAAATAACATAGTCACTCAAGTGATTGTGGTGGCAGACGCTGACACGGCAGACGCACAAGGTAATCATATGGAATCCATTGGCATTGCATTTTGTCAAAGACTCATTGGTGGAAATTGGAAACAAACCAGTTACAACACAATTGGAGGTGTTCACACATTGGGTGGAACTCCATTTCGCAAGAATTACGCTGGCCTTGGATACACCTATGACGCTAACAGAGATGCTTTTATTCCTCCCAAGCCATTTGCATCTTGGGTCTTGAATGAGTCAACTTGTCTATGGGATTCACCAGTGCCATACCCAACTGATGTCGGAACACCAGACGCACCCAAGCGTTATGTGTGGGATGAGGAGACCAAGGCATGGAACTTGGTGACATGAGCGACACCGAAAAAGACCTAGCCGTTCACGTTGCCGTATGTGACCAACGCTATCAGCAGATTGCCCAATCCTTAAAAGAAGGGGAGAGGCGCATGACCAAGATTGAATTCTTGATCTATGCTGTGATGGCAATGGTCATGTTTGGCCCCGGTGTAGCGGCGCAGTTCTTCCACAAGTTCTTTGGAGTTTAATCATGGCTAAAAATTGGATTCAAAACGCAATTAAAAAACCCGGTGCTTTAAAAAAAGAATTGGGTGTACCTGCTGGTAAGACGATTCCTGCAAAGAAGCTAGCCGCCGCTGCAAAAAAACCCGGGAAAGAGGGGCAGCGTGCGCGTTTGGCTGAGACACTCAAAGGTCTGAAGAAAAAATAATGGATCCAATCACCATCTTTGCGGCGTGTAAAGCAGCTCACGCAGGGATTCGTGAGTGCATTGATCTATACCAAGACTTCAAGAAAGATGGCAAAGAAGTCGGTGATATTGTCAATGATATTGGCAGTCACCTTGGTGCGTTCTTTACCCATCAAGAGTCGTTCAAGGAAGCTGAGAAAGAAGCCAAGAAGAACCCGCTGCCCAAGAATATCAGTATCAATGAAGAGGCGATGAACAGAATTTTGCGCCAACAACAGATTGAGCAGATGGAAACTGAACTTCGTGAGATGATCATATATCAGGTTGGAATGCCCGGTCTTTGGTCAAAATTCACAGAAATGCGCGAAATTGTGCGAAAAGAGCGAGAAAAAATCGAGCGTGAAGAAAAAAAGCCCGCGAGCTGGTTGCGCTTAAACGCAGACAATTTATTGACAAGTGGAAGATTAGAGTGGCTTTGGCTACGGGCTTGGTTACATGGCTATTTGTTTTCGCCGTACTCATGTATGGTGTTCATCTAGACTATCAACGCAGTAAGGGGATATTATGAGCTGGATTGAATCAATTTGCCCTACATTGGCTACCTGTTTAGCTGGCCCGCTCGCTGGCATGGCGGTTGAGGCAGTTTCTAAAGCCATAGGGGTTGACCCTAGTGAAGTGCAGAACACGATTAACTCTGGCAAGATGACCGCCGACCAGATTGCTTCACTCCAAACCGCTGAGATTGCCCTAAAAGCCAGAGCGCAAGAGATGGGGCTAGACTTTGAGAAGTTGGCTGTAGCAGACCGCACAAGTGCGCGTCAAATGCAAATCAGCACCAATAGCTTTATACCGCCCATTCTTTCTATCATGATTGTGGTGGCATGGTCGGCAGTGCAGTATTTTCTATTGACCCATATTATTGACCCGTCCATGCGTGAGTTGATTGCCCGTGTGCTGGGTACGCTTGATGGTGCGTTGATGTTAGTCCTTTCGTTTTACTTTGGATCGTCCAGTGGTTCACAAGCCAAGGACACAATGATCCACAACTCAACACCTACAAAGTGACCCGAAATGACCCAATTAACCAAACACTTTTCGCTCGAAGAGCTGACACACACAGATCACAGAAACTTGGAGAACATACCAAATGCAGATGAAACCCATAATCTTTACCGCCTTGCCCAATTTCTGGAGCAGGTTAAGTTCGTGCTGGGCGACGTGCCGATCATGGTTAACAGCGCGTTTCGGTCAAAGGCCTTGAATGACGCAGTCGGCTCAAAAGATTCCAGCCAGCATAGGGTGGGCTGCGCATGCGATTTTCGTGTACCCGATATGACTCCAAATGAGGTCGTTCAAAAAATCATAGCATCCCAGCTAGACTACGACCAAGTAATCCGTGAGTTTGATCGCTGGACGCACATATCCATCCCAAATAAAGAAGGCGATAAGCCTAGACGGATGGCGCTTATCATTGATAAAATGGGTACAAGGAAATATGCTTAATCTATGGGCGTCATACAAAAAATCACCTTTAAGCCGGGAATTAATCGGGAGAACACTCGTTTCTTTACTGAAGGCGGGTGGTATGAAAGCCAGTGGGTGCGGTTTCGCCAAGGTAGCCCGGAAAAAATAGGTGGTTGGACGCAGTATTCGGTCAATACATTTTTAGGTGTTTGCCGTTCTTTATGGAATTGGATTACGCTTGCTAATCTTAACCTAGTCGGCGTAGGCACAAACTTAAAGTACTACCTCACTTACGGCACAAGCTATTTTGATATAACCCCCATTAGATCAACGGTAACGTTGGGTACAAACCCCTTTGCTACGGTACTTAATTCGCCCATAGTTACGGTTACGGCCACAGCAAACGGCGCTTTCATCAATGACTTTGTGACTTTTAGTGGTGCTACGGCAGTTGACGGCTTGATGATCAATGGCCAATATCAAATTGTTTCCACACCAACAAATAACACTTTTACTATCAATGCGGGATCAAACGCAACGTCCACAACAACTGGCGGTGGTAGCTCTGTCGTAGCTGCATTCCAAGTCAATACTGGCCCTGCTACACAAACGCCGTTCAATGGTTGGGGTGCGGGTGCTTGGGGTCTTGGGCCTTGGGGTACAGGCCAAACCGTTAAGAATAATCTGCAGATATGGAATGCTTTTAATTTTGGCGAAAACTTGATTTTTGGCCCCCGTGGTGGTGGGATTTATTATTGGACAGCTTCAAGCGGAGTTAGTACTAGGGGTGTGGCGCTTAACACCACAGGTGGCACGGTTACTATTACGATAGCATCTCCAGCAGTTGTGACATCCTTAGTCACTTTAACCAACAACAGTTCTATTCAGCTAGGCACGACTGGGGCTCTGCCGACTGGCTTATCAACTAGTACCACATATTACGTTGTCAATTTATCAGGCACGTCGTTTAATCTAGCTACGACAATAAATGGTTCCCCCATTAATACCAGCGGTTCACAGTCGGGCGTGCAGTCTATAGCGCTCCTCATGGACGTGCCGTTGTACCAGAATGTACTTCAGATTTCAGACGCGTCGAACTTCGTGCTTGTTTTTGGCACTAACCCAATTGGCCAAACTTATTTAGATCCCCTGCTTATTCGTTGGTCTGACCAGCAAAATCCGTTGGTATGGTATCCAGATATTACCAATCAAGCAGGCGATGTGCGCTTATCCCACGGCTCACAGATAGTTACTACTGTCCAAACCCGCCAAGAGATTGTGACTCTTACAGACCAAGCAGTTTATTCACTGCAGTATCTTGGCCCTCCGTATGTTTGGGGCGTGCAGTTGCTCAGTGAAAACACATCTATTATTGGCCCCAATTCGGCTACGCTTGCTTCCGGTGTTGTGTACTGGATGGGTGTGGATAAGTTCTATATGTACGATGGTCGGGTACAGACGCTTAATTGTGATCTACGTCGATACATATTTCAAAACATTAACCAGCAACAAAACCAACAAGTCTACTGTAGTACGGTAGAAGGCTTTAATGAAGTCTGGTGGTTCTACGTATCAGGTACTAGCGAACAAGTTAATAGCTATGTTGTTTATAACTACATTGAAAAAACATGGTATTACGGCTCTATAGGCAGGACTGCTTGGCTGGATACTACGCTTCAATCTAATCCAATTGGTGCAACCTACAACGGCTATTTGTGTAACCAAGAAAGTGGTCTTGACAATAATGAAACGGGAACTGCCACAGCTATTGACGCTTATATATCTTCTTCTGAATTTGATATTGGGGACGGGGATCATTTTGCATTTATTTCTAAGGTACTGCCTGACTTAACGTTTGAAAATTCAACTGCAACATCGCCGACTACAACGATGACCATTCAATCGCTAATAAACTCAGGGTCAGGCATCTCTACCAATCAAACAAGTCCTAATCCTGTATATAGCGTCGACATCAATGGTAACCCTGAGACTTTTACTGGGTATGTGTATACCCGCATCAGGGGTCGTCAGTTTATATTCAAGATGGAATCTAACCAAGTCGGCACAACTTGGCAGCTCGGCGCACCGCGTTTTGAAATTAGACCGGATGGGCGTAGATAATGGCAACGAAACCAATTAATCCCGCAGCTCCTAATCTGCCGTTAGCGCCGATAGAATATGATGTTAACTATCAAGAAAAGCTTACTAATACTTTACGTTTATTTTTTAATCAATTAAACTCTGTTTTGACCGTACTAACAAGCGCGTATATTACAAATACAACAATTTATACAGTTGCAACTTTGCCGACTGCGTCTTCATCGAATGCAGGAACAAGAACATTTGTATCGGATTCCTCAGTAACCACTTTTGGTTCTACTGTCGCTGGCGGGGGCACAACAACTGTGCCTGTCTACTCTAACGGTACTAACTGGAAAGTAGGCTGATATGATAAACTCTAACTTATTTATGAGGCAAATATGAGTCTCCAAAACATAGCACAACACTTAGCTCAGCAAGGTCGTGGTAACGACAAAATGCTTGTGCACATGAGCGCGCAGGAGGTGGGTTCGCTTCAAAAATTAGCCCAACAACATGGCATACCTCAGTTACCAACCAACCCACATACGGGTTTACCCGAAGCTGGCCTATTAGATAAATTGCTTCCTACAATTGTAGGCGCAGGGTTGGCTTACATGACAGGCGGTATGTCTTTAGGCGCAGATATTGGTATGGCGGGTTTGAGCAATGCCGCAGTTATTGGTGGTGGAGTTGGTCTTCTTGGGGCTGCTAAAACAGGTAATCTTGAAAAAGGTCTAATGGCAGGTTTAGGTGCTTATGGTGGTGCAGGTATTACTAGTGGGTTAATGAATTTAGGTGCTGCAAGTCCTGAGCTTACCGCTAGCACTCTAGGTGAAGGTGCTGCTTCTGGGGCGGGTTCTCAAGCTGCTATGCTAGCTGCACAAAATGCAGGTTTTGGTGTTGAGGGCGCAAATTTAACGGCTGACGCTGCCGCCTCAGTTCCCGGGTATACGGGCACGGTTCCAACTGGACTTAGTACTTTAGGTACCGGTGTTGAATCAGCATACGATAATCCTTCCGCTGCAATTAAATCAATGGGTGGCGGGATGAGCGCAGCAAAAATGGGCTTGGCTGCCCTTGCTCCTATGGCTACAATGTCTCAGCCGACTGTGTCGATGCCCGGTACCAGCCCCACTGCGTATATTCAAACCAAGATGGTCAACCCTTATACACATCAAGTGTATGACATAAGCAAAGTTCCTGCCAACCAGTATACAGGTACACGCCAAGATCAAATTAATAAAGCTGATCCATCTATTTTTGGACTTGCTAAAGGTGGTGAGGTTAAGCATTTTGACGACGGTGGATACACATCGTATACACCTCAACAGATTCAAGATTATTTTGCGGCTAACCCCAATGCCAATGTAGCTGCGGCTACAGAACAATTCCATGCCGACCCTGCTGCGGTAGCTGCTGCGGGTTATGTGCCTGCTGGATTAGCGGCTCTTGATAAGTCTATGGGTGCGTCTACACCTGCTCAAGCAGGCCAAATGGCAATTAATAATGCTGATGGTGCTACTGCAACTCCAGGTCTATATGTTAACGGAAGCCCAGCAGCAACGGCGGCCCAAGCTGCTTTACCTAATTACACATCTTACACACCTGACCAAGTCACCAATTACATCCAAACAAGTGGTATTGATTTGTCAAATCCCAATGCGGTCAACGCAGCGCTATCCCAAGCACACATGGATCCTGCGGCGTATGCCGCATATCTAAAATCTACAAATAACCCATATGCTGTTAGTAATTTATTAAGCCCAGCAGCGGCTGACGTTTCTACCTTTGATAAAGGTTTGGGTGCAAACCCTACAACGGGTGCTCTTACGGACATTAGAAACGCGGTTGTAACTGCGCAAAATACAGTTGGTGGCCCTAATTCAGCTACTAATATACCCGCCGATACGCAAATTGCCAAGGAAATGGATGCGTTTAATGTAGACCCTGCCACGATGGGTAAAGCTGTCAATATGTCTGCGGATCAGATACAGGCGCTTTATAACCAAGTTAACCCAAATGGTAAATATTCAACTGTACCCAAAGCAGTGACGCCGACAGTTACACCTACCCCTACTCCTACCCCTACACCCACGCCGACTACGTTAGTTAACCCAACAAGTCATACAACAACTAATGTAACTACACCCACGTCTATTGCTATTGCGCCAGCATCTGCATTGCCTATCGGCGTCGGCGGTAACAACGCATTCGTTAATCCTAACGGGACAATTAGTCAGAACCCAAACATTCCCGGTAGACCTGCAGGTGGGTTTACAGGCATGAACGATGTTATCAATGCGTACACAAAAGGTGGTGGTAGCACAGGTTACCTTTCGCCGACTGTGTCTTCAATGGATGAGTTTAATGCCAAATACAACCAACTATCTGGTGGAACTAAACAGGCTTATGACTACCTAACAGGTAAAACTTCTGCAGTTCCTACGATGCCTGTAACACCAGATGGCATGGTTGCAAAACCATATTACCCAGCAGCGGCAACAGGTACTTCACAACAAAGAATTATTTTTGATCCAAATACGGGTAAGCCTATGCTTAACCCCAACTATAAAGAAACAAGTTCAACTTCTGGTGTGGGTACAACGGCAAGTACTTCTGGAACTACGGGTAAAACAATGAACTTGCCCGATGGAACTACGGGAACACAATTAACCGCATACCCTGGTTTCTACATAGCCAATGGAAAATATTATGACTCTAATGGTAGCTTAGTTGCTAGCAGTGAAAATGAATTTCAGCGTATGTTAAATCCCCAATATGCTACAGGCGGTTTAATGGGTATGGCTCACGGCGGTATGGCTGATGGCGGGTTTAACCTTGGAGGCTATTCAGATGGTGGACGTCTACTACGTGGCCCGGGCGATGGGGTATCCGATTCGATACCTGCTACTATTGGTCATAAACAACCTGCTCGGCTTGCTGATGGTGAGTTTGTGGTTCCTGCACGAATAGTTTCTGAACTAGGAAATGGTTCTACTGACGCTGGTGCAAGGCAACTATACGCCATGATGGACAGAATTCAAAAATCTCGTGGTAAGACAATTGGTAAAAATAAAGTAGCAACCGATACCAAGGCTGCTAAACACCTTCCCGCATAAGGATAAATCATGGCAGACACACCTAGCAGTACCAACCCAACGGCGGTTACACAATATAACTATGGCTTCGCGCCAGAAGTTGCGCCATTTGCGCAGGATCTACTTGCTAATGCGGCGTCGTATACCGACCCTATGAACATGCCCTATATGCAGTATCAGGGGGCTCAAAACGCACAGTTCTCCCCACTGCAAAACCAAGCATTCCAAAATGCGGCATTGATGCAAACTGCGCCCCAGCAACAACAGGGCACGGCTATAGCAGGGCAAGCTGGACTTGGCGCATTAAACACCCAATACACATATAACCCGTATCAGAACCAGAGTTTTACAAGTCCGGGCATGGCGCAAGCCTACATGAATCCGTATTTGCAAGCATCTCTTGCCCCTCAGTTGGCTATACAACAGCAGTTACAAGGCGCAGCGCAGCAAACTCAAAACGCTCAAGCTACACAGGCAGGGGCTTTCGGTGGTTCACGGGCTGGCGTACAAGCTGCAGCTACTGGGCTAAACAATCAACTTGCTAACCAAAACTTAATTGGTCAAGGCTACAACACGGCTTATAACAATGCCCAAAATCAATTTAACGCTGAGCAAGGGCAGACTCTTAACGCCGCACAACTCAACGCGCAACAGGGCCAATTTGGTGCTAATTTAGGTTTGCAGGGTTTAAATACTGCTCTACAATCAGCTAGTACTTTGGGCAATCTAGGTAATCAACAGTTCTCCCAAAATGTCGACATCAATCAGTTGCAAAACGCAGCGGGTACTCAGCAGCAACAGCAAGCTCAAAACATCTTAAACACTCAGTACCAAAATTACCAAAATGCGCAAAACTATCCATACCAACAAATGGGGTTCATGTCGGACATTATTCGGGGTTTACCTACAAGCCAAACGGCGAGTTCGGTTTATCAAGCGCCGCCTAGTACAGCGCAAACTGTTGCCTCTTTGGGGTTAGGCGCAGCAGGTTTATCTAAATTGTTTGCCAAAGGCGGGCATGTCAATAGTCATGGTCTCGGTGGTATTGCACTACGTAAGTTGCAGGAGGCATAATGGATCAGTCACTAATATACGCTGAAAGATATAAGAGCAATCCTCAAATGCTAGAGCAAGCGTTGCTCGGCCACAACCCACAGATCGACCCATTTACTGCGTTAAATGCGTTACAAAAAATTAAACAATCTGGGCAAATGCAGAATGCGCAAATGGCGCAGCAGGCTCCTGCAGCTCAAGCTCAGCCGTCGATTAAAGATAGCACCGTAGCCGCAATAAATCAAGAACGTGCAGAACCAGAAAACTACTTTGGAACTGGTGGTATTGTGGCTTTTGCTAAAGGGGGCGGAAGTAGTGAAGATAAAGATTTAGTAAATTTAAATGATGATGGTGATGATTCAGTTGAGTTTGGCGATAATAATTTAGGCGGAGATGGTAGCGGTGTACAGCAGTACAAAAACTACATAATGAATGCAAACGATACGCCAGATACCGAAGAACAAACTAGGGGTAAAGTAGCCAAAGAAATGGAAGAAGCTCAAAAAGTTATGGGCTTAGGCGATCCTTATGGGGACTATAGAAAAAGCATAGCTGAACAAGAAGCTGGCGCCCCTCAAGAATTGGAACAGGGTAAAGGTATCGCACTTCTTAAAGCTGCTGCGGCTATGTCTCAAGGTAATAATTTTGCTCGTGCTGCGGCTGGTGCAGCTGGTGAATTTGGCGGTGCTTATGGTGAAGCACTCAAGGCTGATCAAGCCTCTAAAGCCCACAGAAACGAAATGCGTTTCCATTTAGCCGACGCTGAGAGAAAAGAAAAATTAGGTCTTTATAGAGATGCAGCAGCTAGCGTAGCTGCAGGGCAGTCTGCCGCCTCTAAGAGTCATTTGTTTGATCTTCAGAAAACACAAGCATTGGCTACATTGACTTTGAATCAAGCTAGGTTAGAAGCTGCGCAAAAGAAAGGTGCTGGGGCGGGTAGTGCAGGAGCTCAACAACTCGAAGCACTAACGCAAGATAACATAGCAAAAGGTATGAACCCAACAAAAGCTAGAGCTGCCGCAACAAGAGAAATATTAGGTATGCAGCAAAACAAATTTATTTCTACTACATCAGGTTACATTGGTGGCGACCAAACAAAAGGTGATATTGAGAAAAATAAAGCAAATATAGCCAAAGCAGCGCAAGAAGAAACAGCAATTAAAGATGCTGAAGCTGAAGTTGAAAAATCAACTGGGTTTAAAAATCTTCCGTTACTTAAATTAAAAAGAACAGACCCAACAGCCGCCAATGCTGAAATAGCTAGAATTAGAACCGAGGCTTATAGAAAACGAAACGTATCGCATAGACTGCCCAATGCAAGTACGGGGGGTGGCGGGGCTACTCCAGCACTACCTTCAGGTTATAACTTGGATAAATAATGGCGATTCAAACAGCTACCAATCCAAACACAGGGGAAAAAGTAGCTCTAGTTGATGGTGAATGGCAGCCCGTACTCAAGACTGCTACTCATTCTGAAACTGGGGCTAAAGCTTATTTGATTGGCGATAAATGGCTTGAAACTGAACCCCCTGCTAAAGCTGAAAAGAAAGAAGTACCCCAAGAAAAAATACCGTCGATTGGCGAAGACTTAGTATCGTCCATAAAAAATATATTTACTGGTAAGCCCAGCGTTTTAGAAGGCCGCAATCTTGGTGCGCCACAAGTTGATCCTGAACTCAATCGACAAGCTATGCTGCAAAGCGGTAGCCCCGAGTCTGTTATGTTTACTCCGGGTAGAGAAAAGCAAAAAGTTGATCAGCAATTAGCCGACTATAAAGCTAAGCAAGCCCAAGAAAAAGCTAGGAAGGATAAGCTAGCACAGGCAGCCCATGAAGAAAACTATGGCGTAACTGACTTTGCCAAAGATACTGGCTTAGATGTTGCCAAAGGTGTGGTCGATCTTGGTCAATCTTATGTTGGTCTTTTAGATTTAACAAGTGGCGGTGCTGCTGGTCGAGTGCTAGAAAAAGCAGGGTACGATCCAGAAAAAACAAATCAATTTTTAACTGGGTTCCAGTCGCTCACTAGAAAAAATGCGGATCAAAAAGTTAAAGACGCAGTCGGCTTCGTTGATACCCTAAAGGCCCTTGCTGTTAATCCTACTTCTTTAATAGGCGGTATTGCAGAATCTTTGCCCGGTACTGTTCTTGCTGGTGCTACAGGGGGTAGATTTGTTCGTTTCCTAGTGGGTAAAGCAGCGACTGAGGCTACTGCATTAGGACTAGAGGGCAAGGCAGCTCAAGACTTTATTACCAATAAAATTAAAGACCAAACTGTAAAAATTGCAACAGTGTCTGGCGCAGGTGAAGGCGCTCAATCTACGGGTCAAATTGCTGAGCAAGCTCGTGCTCAAGGTAGAGACTGGAATGAATATGTTTTACCTGCATTAGGCGCAGGATTTGGTACTGTTGCAATAGCGGCACTATCGGGTGGCGTAGCAAAAAAACTTGGGATTGGTGATGTAGAAACTAACATTGCTGCAAGATCTGCAGGTATTTCAAACATTGGTACGGGTGAGGGGCCGTTCTTAATTAAAGCATTAAAAGAAGCAGCTAGTGAAGGCTTGCTCCAAGAGATGCCCCAGTCGGCGCAAGAACAAATATTTACCAATCTTGCAACGGGTAAGCCGTGGGACGAAGGTGTTGGGCAGCAAGCAGCTCAAGGTTTAGTTACGGGTATGGCTATGGCGGGTGGCCACGCCACTACTGTGCAGTTACTACAAAGTACCGCAAAAGCATTTAAGCCTGAAGAGCAGCCCAATGCAGAAGATATTGCTCGAAGCAAAGGGTTTTTAGTACCTGAAAGAACACCACAAGAACAACAACAAGTTCAACAAGAACAACAGGCAAACGCCCCAGCCCCCGCTGCCCCACCAGTGCCACCTCCTGCAGATCAGACAGTACCCACAGCACCTGGAATACCGCCGCTTCAAACAAGCACAGCAGAAACTGAGCCGACTACGACAGAAGAAGACAATAAAAAAATAGAAGAGTTTGCAAAGCAGTACGTATACGCAGGTGTGTCTGAAGATAGCGCACTGAAAATGGCTAAGAAGAAATTAGATAGAGAGAAAGAAAAGGAAAAGGAAGAACAAAATGTTGGAACACCTGTCACTACGCCAAGTGGAGTTAGCCCTGCAATACCTAGCCAGCCCAGTGCCGGAACTACCACCGGAGAACTTGGAGGAACTCAACCAACTAGAGTGGTTCATCCTGCAACGGATGTTGGACAGCCTAATGTTGGAGAAGCAGAACAACCCCCTGCAGTAGAGACAGAAGAACAAATTACTGATATACCCAAACAAGTTCAACGCTACGAAGAACCCGGAGTTGGTAGGGCTACAACAGATAAACCGCATGGTATATACACTACACCAGCAAACGTAGAATCGCCCCACAAAGACTTAGGTGGAGATCAGCATTTTTGGGACGTAAACCCTAAAGCAAATGTATTAGATGTAACACCATTTGGGGGGCCAGATGTTGCTATGCGAAAAAATGCTGTAAACGCCGGAGCAGGTGTAGCCGCAGCAAAATCACTTTTAGGCGCTGATACTTTTAATAAATTAAAAAAATTAAATAAAGAAGATTTAATAGCCGTAGCAAAAAATTATTTTCCAAATGTAGACTTTAGTAAATACTACGATGCACAAGAAGTAATGGAAGCTCTTGGCGCGCAATTAGCTAAAAAAGAAGGCTATGATGCTATTTGGCAAAAAGACCAAGACCCTGCGTTTAGCGAATTTGTTGGGCTAACCAACAATGCAATGACGCCTAGTAAAACTAAGCAAACAGAAGCAATAAACCCAGAAACTGGAGAAATTACAAGTGGCACTGAAACCCCTCAAGCCCAGCAAGCAACGCAAGAAGGACAAGAAACACCAACTACCAGAGCCGAACAGCCAGTAAGCCAGCCGCCCAGTGCAACTCCAACAAGTGATACAGCTAAAACTGAGCCGACTGCAATGGGTGGAAGACCCGGCAGAGGCAAGCCAAATATTCAATTTAACTACGCAAAAAATACGGTACAAGCCCTTGGTGTTGTTGCTAAAACAGGTAACGCATTTCAAAGATTATTAGCTAGAAAATTGATGGGGTTTGTGGGTGGAGTTACATTTAACCCAGTCATAGAAGGCGAGCCACTGCCAGCAGCCTTATTGCCCCATGCAGATATGTGGAGCACCGCAAGGGCTTTGTACGTACGAGACCCAGCCACAGGTAAACGTCATATCTTTGTGCGGTCTAGCGGTAACAACCAAGGTATCAATAATATTGACGTGCTTCACGAAGCACTACATGCAGCTACGATGCAGAAAATGTATCTTGGCTTTAAATCTTTGGGTGAAGGGTTTGATGTAGACTCAAAATTAGCTAAGCTAATGACCGACATCCAAGACTTGATGAAACGTGCTGAAGCTCAGTACGAAAAAGACAAAGCTGCAGGTAAATTACATTCAGGCATTACAGGTCGTATTGATTCTGTAAAGGACATATTTACAAACCCGTATGAGTTTTTAGCCTACGGAATGTCTGATGAAAATGTACAAGACTTTTTGCACCGTGTAGAAGGTATCCGTACTAACGAATCTGGTTTTAGTAGTTTTGTTAAATCCATCATGAATGTGTTTGGGTTTGGTAAGCAATATTACAATGGTTTCTCTGACCTTATTGATATTACTGGCGGCGTGCTAGAGTCAGATAAAACTTCTAAACAAGTCGCTGCTGAACGCAAGGAAATAAATAAAGCTAGACTAGCTAATGTAATAAGACAAAGAAATGGAGTCGGCGCAGCTCCTACAGCAGCAGCTACGTCAATACAGCCAAGCGGTAAGCAAGCTGTTAAAGACATGACCACCAGAACTAATCAGGGTCTTAAAGCAGTTGCAGATAGCCGAGCAGGTAATGATCTAGGTAAAGCAGTTTCTTATATGCAAATGCTTAGAGACCCACGAGAAATTTGGTCTGAGGCTAAGTTGCTATGGGGTAGTATGACTGCGGATGCTAGGGAAATTTATAGTCACGCTTTGGATCGTGAAGGCATAGCTGAACAATTCGGGGATCGTATCCCTGCGCTAATAGATATCAACAAAGCCGCCCAAAAGATGACGGGTCAAACACAAAATTTATTGCGCGGTGCGGCCAATATGTCAGATGAAATTGTGCGTTTTCAGCGTGCGCATCCAAAGTTTGTTGACCAGTTTGAAGACTTGCGGAATCTATCAACATATGTTGAGTATGATCCATCTCTGCCAGTCATAAAAGACCATAACAAAGAAATTGATAACTTATACAATACATTGCCAGAGCAAGGTAAAAAATTGTATGTAAGCCTAAAAAATTATTATTCCCATTTAAACGATTTCCAAAACGAAATTCTTGAAGAACAACTAGATGCTTTAGATTTACCGGAAGAAGAACGCAAAAAACTAATGAAAGGTTTGCGTGAAACTATACAAAAAGAAAACAAAATAGAACCGTACTTTCAATTGGATCGTCAAGGTGACTATGTTTTAGAGTATGGTAGAGGTAAAAGCAGAGTAGCATTGCGCTTTGATACGCAAATAGAGCGCGACCGCGCCAAAAATAATTACTTAAAAACGCAGAATGAAACAGAAAAAGAATTACGGGATAGAGATGCGTTAAAAACATCACACGATAAGGGTGGTTTAAAACTTCGTGCGCAAATAGAAGGTGTAAGTAAAATTCTAAAAACTGCG